CGACGAAGCGGGCCTCTATCACCCGCTTCTACATCAGGTTGTCAAAATGCGGAGTAATGGGATGATCGACATCTTCACAGCCCGCAACACCGGGATTCGGATTGATCCGAAAACACAATCCGTCAACCACTTTGCAAACCACCAGAAGTTCCACATCAACGAGATGTCGGCGTGGGTGACGGGAAATGTGAACGAGTACGTGAAGGGAACGCATACGATCAAGGCGGGCAAGAAGGTTGTCACAATTGCCAATGACAATATTGAGATCAAGACTGGCAAGAACATGGTCATCGAGATTTCCGGCGACGAAACGATTCGCATCAAAGGTGATGCGAAGATCGAGGTCAACGGAAATTTAGATGCAAAAGTGAAAGAACATGCTACAATAAATGTAGACAAGACGGCTTCGATGCACGGCCAAAACATTCGGATTCGTGCAACGAATGATCTGTCTTTGGACGGAAATCGGATTCTGATCGGGCTCAGCCAGCCTGACGACCACAATGCGGCTCGGTGGGAGGACTACTACGTCTACGACGAAAAGGGAAACCGCGAGAAACGTCGCCGCGTCGCTCAATCGAACAAGGTATGGATCGGGTGATGATATGGCGAAGTATGACAAAGTGGATCTCAAACTCACCGAAGACGGCGATCTTGTCATCGAAAAGGGTGACTTGGCGCTGGTTCGCAAGCAGGAATTTATCAACCAATCGGCGCGGAACCGCGTCAAAACTAACGACCCGGAGTGGCCCGACTATCAGGGGATCGCAATCGGCGCAAATTTTGAAGATTTGCGCGGCAAACCAAACACCATCGAAACGGCTCGGGAAGGCGTAGAAAAACTGACAGATTGTCTGACACGAGATGGTCTTATCGACCCGGAGGATTTGTATATCCAGCCTGTTCCGATTGATAGGAAAACCATCGTCTTCTTCGTCTTCATCAATTCGCCGTATGAAGCGGAGCCGACGGGGTTTCAGGTTAAGCTGAACCTCGACACGGGTGTTGCGATAAGAGGTGTATAGCGGATGATCCTTCTCAAGAAGACAATCGAGGAAATCATGGAGGAAACCCTGAAGGAAGCCGAGGGCATGGGTATTACGGAAACCGATGCAGGCGGGGTATGCCGCCTTTTGTTGTATCTGATCAACAAGCGGTTGGCCGCTTTCTACGACACGCTTGACCTGAACATCGCGCAAGCCTTCGTGTCAAATGCGACAGGGTTCTTTCTGGACAAGATCGGACAACTGCTGGATTGCAAACGCAACACCGGAGAAAGCGATGACGACTTTCGTTTCCGCATCACCAAGCAGATTCAGAGCGTCGCATCCGGGAACTATACGGCAGTTCGCCTTGCGATCCTATCGGTGCCCGGCGTGCAGGACGTAAAGCTTCAGCGGTTCACGCATGGCGCGGGGTCGTTTTCTGCGTACGTCATCTCCGCAGATCCGATCACACCGCAGGCTATTCTGGATGCGGTCAATGAGAAAATCAACAACGGGATCGAGAGCTTCGGCATCCGGGCCGAAGCATTCCGTCCCATTATCATCCCGGTGGAAATGAAAATTCGGCTGATCTTCAACAAAACTGTCACCGACTTGGACAAGCGGCTCGCCATCGCGCAAGCCCAAGAAGAAGTCAAGAAGTACGTCAACAGCAGGAACGTTGGAGAACCATTGGAAATCAAAGAGATCGACCGGCGCATCCGGGCCATCAACGAAGGCATCGAGGAGATTCTGATCTTCCATTTCAAGGTCAGCAATCGCCCGGCGCTCATCACTGACCAAACTTGCGCGTGGAACGAACGGTTTGTTGAGAGCGATAAACCGAACGCCATCCAAGTGATGTAGGAAGGAGGAAGGCCATGCATACGGGAATTGACCATACGCTCTTGGATCCCAAGCAGATCAAGCCATCGAAGCCGGGATATGAGAGCCTGTACGAGCAGTTGGAGTTTGGTCGCTTCAACTCTGTCAAAAGCGGAGCGGCTCCGACGCTGTATCAGGAATTGGTTGCTTCACAGGGACAGCGGCGCTTCATCCTTCCGCAAGGAACATTCACGGTTGGCGATCACAGTCTCATGGTGCTGGTCAATGGTCAGATGATGCGCGTTGGCCCGGACAACGATTATGTTGAAATCGACAGCCGAACCATCGAGTTCAACTTCGATTTGGATCAAGATGATGTCGTTGTCTTCCGGGTAAACGGCGGCACCAGCGGGCCGCTCATGCATGAAAGCTACGAAGCGACCGCCGGGCAGACGGTATTCGATCTAGCCTCAAGCTATGCGGTCGGCAACCATTCGCTGTTGGTATTCGTCAACGGCGCATTCCAGACTGTGGATATCGACTACGAAGAAACATCCCCCAAACGGGTGACATTTCTGGAGCCGCTCGAAGAAGGCGACCTCGTAACCTTTCGCGTGGAAGGATTGCCGGTCGTCGTCAGTAAATACCCGAACCAAACGGTGATCAGCACGTTCGACAACGACGGGCGGATTATCCGGGAGGAGATCACGGGCGACGTACATATTGTCAAGGAGTTCGAGTACGATCAAAGCGGCTTTCCTTCTCGCATGATTATCCGTGAGGGCGGCTACACCGTCACCAAAACCTACACATGGGTCAATGGTGTCTGCACGGGTATTGAACAATCCGTGAAGGAGGCCACATAATGGACGAGTTTCTGATCCGACACAAATTCCATACGCTCGATAAAACCATCGAGGCGAACAAGGCCGCCGCAGACCAGCACCTTGCTCAACATGACTCGGACATCGCCAGCCTCGATCAGCGTGTGGATACGCTGGAAGGCAAGGAAACAGAAAGCTCCGGCGCAATCAATACGCTTCGTCAGCAGGTAACAGATCTGCAAAAGATGCTTGCTGATGTGACGCACGAGTTGAACAAGACGAAGCTCATCAATCTGAAACAGGATATCGTCATCCGAACGCTTCATAACATGCAGGCGTTCGATGCTTACGATATGTTCGCCGACACGTTCGCAGATGCGACCCACATCGACATGGAGAACAGCATCCGGGCAGAATGGATGCCGGATTACCAAGCGGTCGGCAAAACCCGCCGGTCGGTTGTCGAGCTTCAGCAACTTTCGGCTCCAACCAACTTCCTGATTGCGAAGAACCAAACGAGCGACGAAGCTATTGCGCAAAGTTTCGTCATTGATAAGACCAAACAGGTTGACAAGGTGTCCATTGTCGTCAGCAGGTTCAACGACAATACGACACAGCCGCTTATCGTCAGCATACGAGCCACGATTGACGGCCCGGATTTGACGAGCCGCGATATTACGGCAAACGAAGCGATAGGCGGATTTGTGGACGTGGAACTACCGGATTACATGCTGGACGCCGGGCATGTGTACTATCTTGTCTTGCGTACCAATGACTCTTACGGCTACAGAATTGGCATGGATACGGTGGACAAATATCTCGGCGGCACCTCATTCAGTCTGTTCAACAATGTCTGGACGGACAATAACCACGACATCGCCTTCAAAATCTGGTGTTTTCCGTCGGAGGACGAAAACAACGCAACGATCCTCAGCGTTCCGAAAACACTGGCAACGACGCCGAAAACAATTGTATTCGAGCGCGAAGAAACTCTGGAACCCGGGAGCGGGATCAACTACTTCGTATCACGCGACGGCGGCCTGAACTGGAAAATTCTCCAGCCGGGCATCGTAACGAATCTGGACGACCTGCCGCCCGGCAACAAGCTTGTGCTGAAGGCGTATATTTTGGGCTCCTCCCGGATCGAAGCGTGGGGCTATGTGGTAACAAGGAGTGACGTATAATGACCAGAACGACTCGGCTCAGCCAGCGCAAAATCAAGTCCACCGACCCGGCATACCCTTCGCTGAAAGAGCAGTTGGATGCTCGCAATCAGGGCGGCACCGGGTCGGGGTACACGATGCCTGCGGGCGGGATTCCTCGTACCGACATGACAGATGATGTACAAGCGTCGCTGGCGCGGGCGGACATCGCCTACATCATTCCGCCTACCGGCATCCCGGAAGCGGAACTGGAACAAGCTGTGCGTGACAGTTTGGGCAGAGCAAACACGGCTTATCAAAAGCCACCCGGCGGGATTCCGATTTCCGATCTGGAGCCCGCCGCGCAACAGCGACTTACCGATTACACATCCTTCTACGTCAAGCCTGCGCCGGGCATCCCTCGCATGGATCTTGATTCTGCCGTGCAGGCTTCGCTTGGTTTGGCCGACTCTGCATACCAGAAACCGGTCGGCGGTATTCCGGTTGCCGATCTCTCGTCGGAAGTTCAGGAAGCGCTGAACAAGGCAGGTACAGCATACCAGAAGCCATCCGGGGGCATTCCGCTGTCTGATCTTGCGGAGACGGTCGTCCGTCTGTCGGATTTGACTCCGTATAACCAGCATATCAACGATACATCCAAACACATCACAGATCATACCAAGCTGTCGAATATCGGGATTTACTCCCACAGCGAGATCGACCAGCAACTCGATTATCACAAGCGGATGATCGAGCAACTGAATCACGAAATCAGCGATGCCCGTGACACCTTTGTTTCGCTTGGCACCCGTATTGACGCAACCATCGGCAAAAACACCGAGTATGTCGTCAACGACGAGTTCGAGTGGAAGAAAGGCACCATCAACGGGCTGATTGTCAATAAGGAAGGCAACGTCACTTTCAGCTTTATACCGGAGCCGATCCTGATCGACCTCTACGATGTATCGCAAGGAGACGCTTTTACGGCTGAACGCCGTTTGGGTGGGATCTACTTTACACAAGAAACCCATGTCAATCGCGGTGATCTGCCTTGGGTGGATGCTACGAATTGGTATGACTACATCGGCATTCGCTCCATGTTTTATGTCTACGCACCGGAAACGGGCGAGTACGAGTTCACCTTCGTATTTTCCGGGAAAGTACGGATGCAAGTAGGCGGCCAGCTTCTCTTTAACGACACCAGCGGTTACATCTTCCATAACGCAACGGCTCGCTCCGGGCGCGTAAAGCTGGAAGGCGGGCGGCTGTATCCGGTGGTTATCGAGGGATGGTATTATACCGAAGGCGACCGGATTATCAGCCTGTATTGGAAGCGTCCGGGATTCGCAAGCTCCAGCACAATTCCGATGGAATACCTGAACCATAGCGGATATGCAACGGCGGTCGAAGGCACCTATGAATCCGAGGTTATTGACCTCAAAGATACAGCCATCAGCGTGTGGTATCTGACGACCGAAATGGTGGATTACCGGCAGGAAGATGATGTTGTTGCTGAGGTTTCAACCAGTGATGATGGCGAAACCTTCGGGCCGTGGGTGGAAACCCCGGCGGTTGGGGAAATCGCGGCGACGCCAAAACGCTTCCTGAAAATCCGCTTCACTGTCCGCAAGCTATTCGCGCAGTACACGCCGATGCTGAAGGCGTACCGCATCCGCTACATTTCCTCGGCCAACAACTTCTACTACAAGGAGATCATGGAGGCCCGGGATGTTTATCTGAGCCTGAAGGATCGCCTCGATGCCATTCAGGAAGGCGTCAACCAACTGGCCGATTTGCAATTACAGTTCAACGCCAGCAACATCCATCCCGAATATTTCGCAAGCGTGCGGCTGGCGGCCATCGAACTTAATCTGCTGAATCAGTATTACAACCACCTGAAAGCCGTTGCCGACGACTATGAACTGCTTGTGGATGGTGTTGTCGATCATCTGAAAACGACGAATTGGATCGACATTGAACGGAGTGATGCCTTTACTTTTGTTCCCGGCTCGATTGGGCAGAATCAGAATACCACGATCTTCGAGGGAACGGGTGCGTGGAATCAGTTTACGCTGGATCGCCTTGATTACGACGATAACGGGTTTCTGCGTCTTGCGTATGTGCGCGGTTCTGGTGGAATGGTCAACGATATTTTGGACAACCAATATGCGTGGAGCCAGACATCGGAAGCACAGATTGGCCGATCCTACAGAAAATTCCTCGCCCAGCCGTTTTATCCGCGTCCGCACACCGGAGCAATCAAGCGAATAAAAGTGTATCGGTCGTCAAACGCCAACAACACGGTCTGGTATCGTGTAATGATCTGTCCGGCCAAGCCGGATGGAACGCCGGATATTTATGCTCCGCTCTGGCAATCTGCGGATCTTAGTGGAAGCGGAAACTATGTTCACGACTTCGACGAAATCTACGTTACCGTTACGCCGGAGCAAAAATACTTCATCGTCATCCAGATGGTGAACTACAATAACAACAACGCATATCTGTACTTCTGGCAATCGTACAACAACTCCAATGCCAGCGAGCGGCTTCGCTCCGACAACCCGGAGAATCAGCCGTTGTTGATGATGTACACGAACAACGATGCACCTTCGGAAGCTTCGCATTGGGTGACAGGGCAACACTTCATGTGGTGTTATATCGAGGAACATACACAGCACGAGCCGGAGGGGTACGCAGAGTATATCATCGACTACGGCAAACCGACGCGGCTGATCAATGTCGATTATGATATTGACAATCCGGCAAACGGTGTGGTTCAGATCCGGTATGCGTCGTCGCCGGATATGGGTTTGTGGTCATTGTACTCCGAAGATCCAAAAGATGTTCCGCCGGATCGCTTCATAAAGGTGCAGATCCACATGACGGCTCCGAGCCTTGGTTATCTGTCACCCGCACTCAAGCGCATCTCCGTTGGGTTTGCCGGAGTTCATGGCGAAATTATCACGAAGGCGTTCACTTTGGGTCGCGTGCCAACGCACGCTTTGTTGATCGTTGAACAGCCGGAAAACCAACATGTGAGATTCTTCGCCAGCCGGGATGATGGACATTCGTGGACAGAGATTCAGCCGTCAATGATGACGCCACTGACGAATTGCAGTCCGGGTACGCAGATGCGTCTGAAAATCATGTACGACGGCGATTATCCGCTTGAAGTCATCAACGGATATGCGTTGCAAGGTATCTATCATCGGGATATCACCGGCCAAAACATTACCTCGCTCCATGAGGAGTATATTGCGGAGAACGGCCAGACGACATTCCGACTCCAGAATCCGTACCCGATGGGCAACAATGCGCTGGAGGTTTACGTCAATGGCATCCTGCAATCGGTTGGGCGGGATTACCTCGAAATCGACAACTACACGGTTCAGTTCACGGAGCCGCTGATCGGCAATGATCCGACCGGTGAGGGGGCCGACATCGTAACATTCCGGGTAGCCGTCGGTGCATACGACAATCATGACATGAAGCTCGTCCGGCGGATTGATGTATTGGAAAAGGTCAACAATCCGAAGGTTAAATCCCATGAAGTGGAGTATGTCTACGACGAGAACGGCAGGTTGGTGGAGGAAATCTACACGGGCTTTGGCTATCACACCGTCGAATACTCGTATTACCCGGACGGCAAAAAACAGATGGTTATCACGACCACGGACACCACCATCACTACCGAGGAGTTCTGGTATAATGATGATGGAACGATTGCACGAAGAAAGGTAACAGTTAGCGAGGTGGCACCGTCATGACGCAACGCGCCAGACTGGATCAGCTTAAACGAAGCCGAAACAATCTGAACTACCGTACGTTCCTTGAACAGTTCGAGGAATTTGAACGTGAGGCGAAGCATCTCCGAAAGCCGGTTGCGACTTTCGGGGATCTTCCCTATGTCGGCAACAAACATGGCGACGAATGCCTCGTTTTGGATACCGGTGTGAAATACTTTTGGGATGCAAATATCCAGAACTGGCTTCCTCTGCTCGGAAAGGGGTATGACGTTCCGAGCGGCGTTATCAAACGTTACCGGGGGAAATACATCGCCAGAGGCGGCGAGACAGAGGTTATCCTCAGTCACCGCTACGATGTGGGCATGAACACGCTGGATGTCTACATCAATGGCTTGCTTCAGGAGGCTGATGTTGACTACCGGGAAATCGACGAGATCACGATTGAATTTACAACGCCGCTGGAAACCGGCATGATCGTGACCTACATGATGCCTTACGTGGTCGGCAATGCCAACGAAGATGCCGACATTCGGCGACGCCTGCTTCAAATCGAACATAACCATTATCAACTGATGATGGTGAACTACTACCAAGGCAAACCGGTGAACTCACAGGCATTGTTCTTCGATGGTTTTCTCAATACGAACTATGTCGATTACATCAAAACCACGAAGAACATCGAGTACGACAACATCCGGCGGACGATGCGCGTTGCGACCAATACAATCTCCAAGTTCCAAGAGGTTTTTGACTCCGATAGTCAAATTGATCTAACTGTGTCCAATCTGCGCCTCTTGAACTCGGAAATCACGCTCCCGGTATCGCAGGAGTTCTCTGTTGCCTTTGAAGATGATTTTTCTACGCCGAATAAACTAGCGTTGGAGGCAACAACAGCTTATTGGGATCCCGAACTGCAACAATTGGCTGTTGACCCGTATTACTCCGGCGGCAATCATTATCAGTTGGGCGATTTCATGGGTACAACAGGCGGTGTGGAGCGAAGCGGAGTATATTGGGAACAAGCTCCATGTTATTCCGTTGCGCCCGGCAAAAATCACATGTTCGCTGTTCATGGAGTGGATGTAACTCTCGTTCCAATCAACCGTCCATTTCGTAACACGGATGGAGGCAGTATGTGGGTGCCTGATGTTTCATCAGAGAATATGTCTGGTGCATCCCAACATAACTCAACACATACATGGGGTGCGTACTACTCCAATTCTGCAATCAGAACATTGGTATACGTACCCGAAACCGATAAACTTTACTTCCTTCAACAAGATAGCGAAGGTGGTGGACGATATAATCAAAAAATACGCTCTTTTTCTACGGTAACATCCAGTTTCACTATCTCAACCGTGCAATCGCGTTGGTATAATAATAATAGGCGATGTGCCGTATGGGGAACTCAACAAGACCTTGGATGGCCCGCAGGAATGCCAAACACGACGGGCGGCTCGGGGAAAACTGATGTTATTCACAGCTTAGGAGCAACTCAAACCCATCTGCTGATTCGTGTCGAGGATACCATCTATTTCGTCAATCCGGTGACATGGTCTGTAGAAAAAGTGCTGGACTGGAGTTCTGCCGAAATCAAACCGTCCCGATTCCTGAACAACTCGATGCAATTCGCCGCCGACAACCGGTTTCTGTACTTCCCGTGGTGGGGTGTGTACAAGGAGCATAACGGATACTTCGTCGAGGTATTTGACATCGAAGACGGTCGATTCATCGACAAGTATTGGATTACGGAGACGTACCCCACAACGACGGCAATGCACTATGATTTCTTGCGAAACCGCATGATTCTCGGTTTGTGGGGTGGTAACTGGTACAGTCTGGTTGAAAAAGGCGTTGCCGGAGATTTTAGCTCCAATGGAAGCTTCGCCGGATTCATGTTGTTTGATCCTCCTGCGACCGGCTTCTCGTTGGCACAGTCGATTCCGCTAACAACCAATCTGTCTGAAGTGGAATACAAACTGAGTGCCACCCACGTCGAAAACGGCGGCGTTGTCGAATACTTCATTCGATTCAACGGAGCCGCATGGCAGAGGATTGATCTGGATCGGGAGTATAAATGGATCAATCCGAAAAAGACGGGTGAGGCGACCATCGAGCTTCGTGTGGCGCTAAAAAACAACGTCGGCACCAGTACATCGCCGATTGTGACGGACTGGAAACTGGACATCAAGCAATACCTGAATGAAGGCATTTATGTGTCCAAAGAACAAACGCTCCAGATCAGTAGCGTCAGCAGTGGCAAGATGGTTCTCAATCAGGATGCGCCGAACGAAACGTCGATCCAATGGACGATCCAACTGGCCCCCGATGCACCAGAAGTGCCGGTTTCCGAAGACGGCGTGTTCTCGATTAGCGACGGATTGGGTACGGCCTACGCGACGATACGGGCCCGCATGGCAACCAACAATACCTTGCTGTCGCCTGTTGTTCGGGACTTTACGCTTCAGATGCATTACGTTGAAGCGGGACGATTGGAATCCACTGTCTACAATCAGATTTACGACATCGAATACGGAACGATGTGGGTTACGAATACCGCGTCCAATGATTACATTGTTCCGTACATGTCGCGTGATGGCGGACAAACGTGGGTCGAAGGCGTGCGAGAAGCCAGCGTCAAACTGCCCGACGGTAGTTTCGAGAGCCAATATCGGTTTACGTTTACGGGCGACGAGCAAATTCGCAACCAAGCCAAAGTGGCCTTTGATATTCGTGGAGCGACCGAGATTGTGCAATACGGCGTCTCGATCAATCCGCTGTGAGGAGGATAGTCCATGCAACTTCATATGAGCCAACTTCCACAAGCCGTCCAGCGGCTTGTGGAAGACTTCCCACAGCTTGAGGTCATCCTCAATAACTTGCAAAATACGCCGACCGGCGACATTCTGGAGATCATCAATTTGCACGATCAAAAGATCGCCGTCCTGCAAACGGATGTCGCCAACTTGGAAGCCGCCGACGCAACAGCTAATAATCGCCTGACGGCTCTGGAGACTTCCACAGCGACGACTCAAGCTGATTTGGATACGCTGGAGGCAAGAGTCGCTGAAATGCCGACAGGTGTTACTGCCAACGGCGTCAAGCTGAACGGGGAGTTTGCATTACAAGCGGGGGCCAATATCAGCTTAATCGTCAACGAAGCCAGCAAGACGATCACGATTACGGCATCCGGGACGAACGCGGCAGATGGGGTGCCGGTCGGCACCATCGCTTTCTTCGCCGCTATGACGGCCCCTGCCGGATGGATGGAATGTGACGGAAGGGAAGTGTCTCGTTCCGAATATTCAGATTTGTTTAATGCTATCGGCACATTGTTCGGGGCGGGTGATGGTACAACAACCTTTAATCTGCCAGATCTTCGCGGCGAGTTCATTCGTGGATGGGATCATAATCGAGGCGTCGATGTAGGCCGAGGATTTGGTACAGCACAGGCTGATGCGATTAAAGACCATAAGCACTTCCGCAACGTAGATAGGGTCAAGGAAGGCCCGATACTTTCTGAAACACAGGGCGTTAATAAGAATTATGGTCTTGCTATTCAATCTGGTTTCCGGTACGACTACTATCCAACGGACGGTCAGAAAACCGGGCCTATGGAAAACGGCGACACCGAGACACGGCCTCGTAACATCGCGATGCTCCCCTGCATCCGCGTAAAACCGGTGGAGAAATCTCTGACGGAGGCCGTGGCTTCTCTCGAAGCTCGCATGAGTACAGCAGAGCCCAAGATCGACGCCAATATGGTGCAAATCTCCTGCGTCAAGAGCAAAATCTCTACCATCGACACGCAGGTTACGGCAATTCAAAGCGCCATCAGCGATCTGCAAACAGTGGATTCGCAAATTCTGGATCAATTGACCTTGATCCAGCAGACTATCGACAGTCTCAAATCTGACATCGCTGAAATCAAGGAGGTTATCAGCATGGCTTATGTAACGCAGGAAGAATTGAATGCGGTCGTTACCCGCATCAATGCGCTGGAGTCGAATGTGACGGGCCTGCAATCGTCGCTGGACAACCTGAATGAAGCGCTCAGCAATCTGAATGCGCTGGCATCCAATCTTGAAACATCAGTCTCCGATCTCGGCGAAGCGGTCTCGAATCTCGACAATACGGTTGCCCAATTGAATGCGGCACAGGAAGATCTCCAGCAGGCGCAGGAGCAAGTACGGCAAACCCAAGGAGAAATTCAGCGGCGGATGACCGCCGACAAATCTGTAACGCCAACTTCGATGCTCTCGTCGATCAGCACGTTTCAAGCAGGCGTCAACACGGAATTTGAACTGTTCACCTACGCCAACGAGAACGAAGGCGAAATGGTGTTGGCGTACTTTACGAAGCCGGAAGAAATGTCGAGCCTCGAATATCTGGAGGTGCAAGACGGCAACTGGTATCCGCTCGTTACCGAATATTTCGGCCCGCCTGCGACCGGGTTCCCGCTTCAGGACATCAGCGTGAAGTTCCGTGCAACACTGGATACGCCGGGCTCGTATGAAATGCCCATCGAATACCGCCGCGTCTCCGATCAAACCGTTATCGCAAGCGTTGTGCTGAAGTTCAACGTCGAGTAAAAGGGCTTCGCAAAACGACTTGCGGTTTGATAGAATATGAGTGAGTGCAGGGTTGCACTCCTCTGAAAAGGAGGGGGCGGCATGAGGACACGATTGAGTCCGTGGCAAGTGAAGCAATCTGAGACAGAAGGTGGATCCATGAAGTATGTCTCGGTTAACTATACCACAAATGCTCATGTCCCAAATGACACGGTGGTTTACCAAATTCCATTTCCTGACGGAATTGAAGGCGTGCTGATCAGCACCATCCGCATCGAGTCTGTTGAGAACGTGCCGTTTGTGGTGGATCTGCTGGATGGAAACACGACCAAGACGATCTACGAGAGCTTGGAAGAACTCAGGTTCCAGTACGATCAAGTCAATGTTCCCTATAAACCGAGTGAGAAATCGTTCTTTGTTCGTATTCACAACAAAGGCGGTGTAACCACGAAGTTCAATATTGAGATTCGAGGAGTCGAGGTGAGGTAAATGGCTTTCTATCAGGGTAAGGAAGTGCAAAGTCGCCTTATCGACACACTGGTAGAAAAGCTGACGACTCCACCGGCGGGTTCAGTAGAGCCGTACTGGACACGGGTGGAATCCGGCGGCTATCAAAACGAAGGCTTTATTCTTTTCTCCAACGGCAAATCCGGTGTGGATAGAATCTTTATCCGCATGAAACAAACCGTCATCAACGGCATCGAGTTCAGCATCATCGAGGATTATCAGCCGAATCCGGTACAGGGGCTCAGCGGCATTGTGACGAATGAAGGGCCGAAACAGAATTGCCACTTTGCGTCATCCTCAGTTTACGGCTCCAATCAGCCGGTACACTACTGGCTGAGTTTTGATAAGGATAAGATCATGTTGGCACTGAAGGGCGACAAGGTTTTGTCCAACGCCGTCAAAAGCTTCGTATGGATCGGTGCGCCGCAACGATTCTATGATCCGGCGCAAGAGCAAACAACGCCATTGGCCCACGCCAACAGCCGATGGTCATCACCATTGGTAAACACTAACGCCGACCATGACCTTCTGCTCGGATATTGCCGGGGGCTTCGCGACCGGGCTCGAAACACGAACGTCTTCTATACGATGACGACGCTCACCAAATGGAAGTCCAAAGGTTGGGGAAATACGATTCTGCTCGGGGAAATCTTCCTGCATCATAATGCCGCTGAAGGTTTCCGTGGAAAGATGGACGGCGTCTACGCACTCAACAACTCCAACCCGCCGGACTTCCAAGACGGAGACGAAATCATGGTTGGGAGCAAGCGATACACCGTTCACAATATTTGGTCGGCGGGGTCGCGATCCAACTGCTGGAATACGCCGTGGTTGGCTGTTGAACAAATCCAATAGGGGGTGAGATGTGATGGGAGTATATGCCGGGCGCGTCAACTGCCGCCAGCTTCTCAACACCTTACATAACGCCATGCTTGCCGAAGGTTATCAGGAAATCTCCAGCGACATCGCAACGGATGGCCGGGTGTACAAATCCACCGGTATTGATGGCGAAAACGAGTTTTACATTCGCGTTCAAGACCCACTGAGCAACTACCTGCTGGTTGGATTCTACGACAAGTACACGCCGGGTACACCGGGGGTTCCGGGAGCATTCGGGAACGGCCACACGCAATCGTGTGTGACATGGAACCGATCTTCGACCAGTAACAGCCTGATGGTCGCCTATATCTTCAACATCAACAAAGACCGGGTGATCATCCAATGCGAAGGTTTGAAGGTCAACTCCGGCAATTGCAGTTCGTTGACGTATATTGGAATGCCGAAACGCTATGATCTCAATGACAAGAACTGCAACTTTGGCGGGATTGCGGGATCAACCCGGATGGACAGCAACAATGAAGCGATGTGGAAGGCTCTGCGTGGTCGCAATCTCGCGCCAAACTTCTGGTACGAGATGGACTACTACATGCCTCCGCGTTCTTACGGGTGGGGAAACAAAATCTTCTTCAGTCCGATCTTCATTGGGCATGACGACGAGGGGCCGCGCGGCGAACTGAGCGGGCTGTACACGTTGGAAGCTGGCGATGCTTTCGAGTTCCAGCATTACGACACGTTCAAAAAGGACGGAAAAACCTATATTATCCTCAGCCGTGCCAACGACTTCAACAACAACAAGTATCTGCCGAACTCGTGGTACGTCATGGAGGTAGCGGAGGGGTTGCAATATGGCTTACTATTCCGGTAGTGTGGCGGCCAAAAACCTGTTCACGACAATCCTGAACCATATCACGGCGGTTCAGCCGGGCGAAACGCAGGCATGGTGGGTGAAGGAATCTTCGGTTGCGACCGACGGTGTCTACACGTCCACCGGCTCGTCCGGCAACGAACGGATTGTCTTGGTATTCCGTGAACATACGGTCGGCCAGCGATTCACGGTAGGTATGGCGAAGGATTACACGCCGGGTGCAATCAACACGGCTGGTGCCTTCGATAGCCTGCAAACTTGGGATGTCTACTACTACAGCGCCATCCAGAACGAAAATGTGATCGTCAGCTACGACGTGAATGTGACGAAAGACCGCGTCATCATCCATGTTCAGGGCGACAAGCTGATTTCGGCTTGGCAAAACACTGTCATCTTCTTGGGGATGCCGCTTCGCTATGATCCGAATGACCATCTCTGTATTGTCAAGGCACAAAGCGAAAGCGGCGGCGTTAACAACAAGATCACGGTGCTTCAGGACAGCATCAATACGATGTACCAGAACTACGACTGGTTCTCCGTACAGTCGCCCGCGAACCCGTCTTGGGGGAACACCTACTTCCTTGAAACATTGCATTTTGGGTACGGAAACGAAGGACTTCGCGGCGAACTCGACGGCATTTACGGTACGCATCCCGGCGAACTGGTCGATGGCGACGAAATCGACGTTCTCGGCACGCGGTACAAAGTCATCATCTCTCGTGGCGTAGGCCAAAACAACTTCCCTCGTACGGCTCTGCTTCTGAAGATGGCGTAAGGTGGTGATCCCTTATGGCTGTCTATAGCGGAAGATTTCTTCACGAGGATATTGTTCCGGGCTCCCGAGTGCAAGCAACGATTGAGGCGCAAAATATTCCGGTGAAACAAAACGTCATAAGCTTCCGCGAAACGACGAAGAACAAGACCGGATGGGTGACGGATTCACTGTTTGGTTTTGAAGTACGACATCCGATCACCGCAATCAGCGTAGAACCTGCACTTGGCGCTATTGTCGCAACGCATATCCGGGATGGCTCCCGCCAGTATCGCGTCATTGAAAGCGAGCCGCGCGGCACCCGTCATCAACGGGTCAAAGAAGGAGACGGCCTGACGATTGATGGTACAATCGGCCAGCGTATCAATAAGGTACTGACCGGAGTTGGCGCTTACGGCATTGGATACAATCCACAACCCACACCTCAGCCCGATTGCAAACCGATCAGGAAATATCCTCGGGATTGGCACGGGGAGAACATGCACTAGCAGGGGCTCTTTGCTCCTGCTAGTTTTCCTATGGAGGGATAAACATGCAGAGTCGCTTTTCCGAAATCACCGCGAGCATCATGAAGGAACTGCCTCGGTGGTTCAAGATGCGCAAAGACAAGAACAGCATCGGAGCGCAATTTTTGAACATCTTCGGCCTGCAATTCGAGGACATTCAATTCTATCTGCAATACGCCTTCGACAACCAATACATCGACTCCGCCGACATCAATCAAGTGGATATCGTGTACAAAGCGACGCTCCCGAGTAGCCTCTTGCCGGAGGATCGCATTACGCTTGTCGGCGACGGCATGAAGCTGGTTCAGGTGCTTACGCTGAAAGAGTTCCTGCGCGGGCTGAATGTCAAATGGCTTAATCACAGGGAGATCTATTACCATAATCCGTACTTCATTGATTGGGAGCGCAAGGTGATCTACGTTCGCAAGGCGTATGGCGTCACCGCCGAATACCCGGAAGGCCACATTCGGCTGACGATGGAAAACACGGAAGGTCAAATCGTATTGGAGACGAACATTCCGCTCGGCATCCATCACGTCTGGAACTTCTTTGACGAATTTGGACTTCTGCTTGATACGCCGCGCTTGTATGGCGAGAGAAACAGGGAATACAAGGAGCGCCTGCTTGATGTGTTCCGGCATCCGGCAAACTCGACTTACCGTGGCCTGATGAACTCGCTGGCCCGGGATCTCGGACTGTACGTCAAAGAGATCTGGCAGGACGGCGGCGTTGATCTTACGCTCAAGCACGCCAATATTGTCCTTGACTCAATTGAAGTGGACGGGCAGGCTTGGCCGGTGGAAAACACCTACATGGATCGCTCCGAGCGTGTTGTCCTGAAGGCTGACCTCAACTATCTCGGAAGGATACGCAACGTACGATTTGTCGCTGGTCTGGAAATGCACAAGTTCTTTGACAAGCGTGACTACGCTTTCCAAGAGGAACTGTACTCAATTGACCGTCTTGCAACGCCGATGCTACAATACTATGTAGACGTGATAACGAACGAAGTGCCCGTAATGTGGGGGCAATTCATATGGAACGAATCGTTTTGGGATATCGCCGATGCCAAGATGAGCGGCTACGGATTCATCCCAAGTTTTAACGATGCCCGCTTCCTAAACTGGAGTAAATACAAAGAGTAGGAGGGGCTGGTATGGCAACTCGCTATTTCGACGTGACCGTCTCTGGTGACGCCAGCTACGTTGGCGAGCGCTTCTGGAGCGGCGAATCCATCAACTCGCTGTGGTATTTGTTCAACTACAACAGCGACAACCGCGCGACATGGGGGCTCGATGCCAACGGATGGTTGCAATACCGGAGTGCGTTTGGAACCTACGCAGGCCGCTACAATCCCGACGACATCAACTTGGGCGATACATACTTTGAAGTTGATCTGCAACCCGCCGGATCCGGGAACTATGAAGTTGGGTTTTTCATGCGGTATATCGACCGCTTTTCGTTTTACTACCTGACGTTCAATGGCGGTTACGTGAATTGGGGTACGCGGAACATCCGGTTGTACAAAGTCATTGGCACCCAACATATCATGGTCGCCGATGCCGAGCATCCGGTGTTTAACACCTCGACGGTTTACAAATTCAGGTGCGAATTGACGGACGCAAACGTCAAAATCTACCTCAACAATTCGCTGATTATCAACTGGACGGATACGAGCGGTAGTCCGTATCGTCAAGGCGCATTCGGGCCGTGGGTCAGAGGACAGGAGTTCGCGAAGTGGAGAGGTTTCCAAGCCAAAACAAACTCGCCGGTCACGTTGTCCACAGTTCTCAAAGATAACAATGTCACAAACGCCTTCTACGATGCGGCTTCAGCAAAGCTGATCTCGATGCAATCCGTCTCCCAAATCCTGCAACCCATACTGGATGCCTTTCTGAGTAATGTGAACTACGAATCGTTCACATGGAAGTCTTTTCGTCTGTCATCGTCCGAACCTCGCGTCCATGTGATCTTTGACCGGACGGAAGGCGCGAATGTTACCTCAGATCCGGCATCCAAAATTTATGCTTATCAGCAATTGCCCACTTCGCCGCCGCTGGCTCCAACAAATTTGGTCGGCCAAGCGCTCGGGCTGAACAGCATCAAGCTGACGTGGGAACATGCGGATGACAGCGAAGACGGATTCCATATCTATGACGATCAAGGCAACCTCATCGCAACGGTTGCCGAAGACGTGCTGGAGTACACGGAAACCGGACTTGCCGAAAGCACGACGTACAAGCGGGTTGTTGTTGCCTTCAATGCCGCAGGTGAGAGCGCGGCATCCAACATGGTAACTATAACAACCGCAAGTACAATTCCGATCAAGCCGACAAATTTCCAAGGTACGCCGATCTCCGACCGATCCATCCTGTGGACGTGGAATGACAATGCCTTCAATGAGACGGCATATGAACTCATCACATGGGATGAGCTTGGCAATATCATCGTTCTGGTTAACGATTTGCCAAAGGGTACATCGTCGTATCTGGAGACGGGATTGTCGCCATCCACAACGTATGTGCGCGGCGTGCGGGCGAGAAACTCGGCGGGTCATTCCGAACCGTCCAACCCGTTTGAAGTCACGACAATGGACGAACTTCCGGCTCCGCCGATGAATGCGCCGGTGAACTTCTACGGCATTGGGGTGTCCGACACAACCATCTACTGGTTCTGGAAGGACATCAACCATGACGAAGAAGGCTTCGAGCTTTACGACCAGCACGACAATCTGATCGCAACGATCCCGGCCAATACTGAGCAATACATTGAAACTGGCCTGTACTCGCTGAACGTCTATCAGCGGAAAATTCGGGCGTTCAACCGGGGTGGCAAAGGGCCGTTCACGCCGCTGGCGACGGCCATAACGCTATCTGATGGGCGAGATCAGACCGGCAAGCCTCTGCCGCCGATGGATCTGCGGGCTGAAGTGCTGGACACCACCAGCGTCAGGTTGACGTGGGTGTACGAGGAGGACGAACACTTCCCGGCGGTCGGCTTCAAGATTTTCTTCGGCGACGGCGCATTTGCGGCGGCGGTGCCGAAAGATCTGCGTGAACACACGATCAGCACATTGCTTCCGAACACCACGTACCATATGTACATCGTTGCTTACAACGACAACGGCGATAGCCTGCGAAGCAATACGGTCGAGTTCACGACGCCGCACGTCATTCCGAATATCCCGGATCCAATTGATCCGAGCGATCTGGAGGATCCGTTCTATGGCATTTCGTACGACCACGAGAAGGAGGGGATGCCGAAGATTTCGGCTTTCCAATCCGGCGTCGGCGACGGCCTTGACCTTGTTGTGCGAAATATTCAATCTCCGGCTCCCAATCTGGAGGTATTCCGATATGAGGTCTACATCACAGGCGAGTATCAGGAGACGATTGAGGGCGTCACTTACAATCGTATTTGGGAATCCGCCCGGTCGGTGGGCCAGTTGCAAGAAGTCGTTGCGGGCGCGGTGTTGAAATTTACCGACCGGATTCCATCGCCGCTGTTTGATTTGATGTGGCAAGAGATCAACGCAAAAACACCGATCAGCAACTACAAGCTGATTCTGACCTCGACGAATCCGAACGTCGAAATCACGCTGGAGCGGGAAGTCACGAATTTCTTCCCGGAGGACAGCACATTCATCGAACTGCCGATGCAGGCCCGCATCATCAACGAAACGCAAACGGCATGGTATCCGTCCATCCATTCCGGGTACTACTATTTGAACCAGCAAGAATGGTTCCTGTACGTTGACGACCGCGTACGCCCGCGCGATGGTGATATCGACGAGATGTACGTGATGAAGTTCCCGTACATCATCAAAGCATTCGGCGCTCGCCATTACGATGCACAAGACTTTCATTTCGTCGATACAACCCGTGCAGACTTCCTGCAAGGCGAAGTCGGTGAAGGCATCACGCTGGATAAGGAATACGGCTCGATCTGTCTGAAGGATGACGCCGCTGAAGGAGTCTTTACGTCGCGGATCTTCCGGTTCGGGCGGCCTGTGACGGACTGGTATCCGATTGAAGTCATCTATGACGGAGAAGCCGCTTCCGGCGGCGCACGCTTCGAGGTCGAAGTGGGTGCGAGCGACTACCTCGGCAATGTGGAAACTTGGTATCCGCAGACGGTAGGCGAACCAATCAATCTGCCGGAAACCGCCGACAAAATCCGCTACCGCATTAAACTGTATGAAGGGTATCGAAAAGATACCGAAGTACCGGATTACTACTTCGACAGTTTTCTGCTCGGCCAAGGCACCCGCACCCGCACGATTGTTGTCGGCAATGCTGTGATGATCGACAATATCGCAACCAGCGCCGACGGAATGTACATCACGGCACCGATCCATTTGGGAAAAAACGTGGATTCGCTCGGCACGCTTCGTGTTACGCTGGACATTCCGGGAACCTCGGACGTGAAATTCTTTACGGTGACGTTCGATGATCCGAACCATAATTACCGAACGCCGACAGCGGAAAGCCCGTGGATTCCGGCTTCTTTTGTGTACGACCCGGACACGAAGGACTATACGATAGGAATTTCGTCCGCCATCAAGGAGTATCTCGCCATTATCATTCAGCTTACGCGCGGCATCGCTCCGGGGCCGACGTTTACCATTACGCCGTCCAACTTCGATCCGAGCCGGGCAAAAAACCTGATCGTTGCCGGAGACAGCATTCGACTGAGCAATCTGACGCAGGAAGGTATGTACACGTCGCAACCGGTTTATGTAGGAGACGCCGCCAACTTGGCATTCAGTGTCCAGATTGAACCGGATAATGCCGAATATGTTGTTCAAAGCGTCTTTGGCGCAACGGCACAGGATGTTATGAATGCTTCCATGATCGAATCATCGTGGAGAAATGGCATTCCGTCTGCGCCGTTGCAAGGCTGGATGATGTACCGCATCAAGCTCAAACCGTCTTTGGTGGATTGTACATCCATACACTTCATGAAAGACACGTACGCAGACTTCTCCAGTCATTCCGGGCGCACGAACATGAGCATCAACACGGATGGCTCGATTTCGGTTATCGACAAGTCGATGAAGGCTACCTATACGTCGGAGGAAATCCCGGTTGGAATCCTCGACAAAGTCTTGAGCATCGTACTGAATGGGAATGGAGACTGGAAGAACGTCAAATTCTTCATACAGTACAAAATCAATGGGGTATGGACTCACGAACATTCCTACGAGATTAAGGAGACTTATCTCAATGGAGAGGCGTCGGCTGTGCTACCATCCTTGTTGAATGTTAATGGCACAACCCACATTAGATACCGTATTGAAATTGAGCCGTCTGTACCGGCGCACTATAATTATGTCAGCGTGAACTACAACAAGTTCAAAGACGGCATCAACAACAATATGGATATCTATCCGATTACGGCCCACGGCAATCCGAACTACTATTCGGGCGTTAACGTTCATGGACATTCGATGAACGAAAAAGAGCGATGGCCGTATCCCGATCAAGGCACATACGAAACGCCGTGGTTTGAAGTCACCAGTGCGGAAGTTTCCCGTCCCGACGTGTGGATCGGAGGCTTGAACTTTGAGGTAGACTGGGATCTGTTTATCCAACAGGCTCCTTACGTTCGGGTTGAGATTCAGCTTGAAAACCAAGATGGAGTGCAAAGCCAGTGGTTTGTGATGGAACCGCCTGTTCATCACCATATCGGCGGCAACTATCAGCCCAAGGGATACATGATGGACTTGACGAGTTTTCCGAATGCTCGTAAGGCGAGAATCCGCGTGCATATCCGCACAGGTACAAAACAACTCTACGAGGTTAATGGGCCTGTCCTTATCAACTACGGATCGGATGTCATGAAGTTCAACCTCAACATGTACTACGGCGGTCGTGGTACGACGAGAATTGACCGCATTTCGGTCAACACCTCAAAGTGTACGCCGGTGACGCCGATTCTGAAAAGCATGGCGGTTGTATCCAATGCCTACGTTGGGCCGAAGGTGTCAAATATCCATGTGAATCCGGTGTTGTACGAATTGACTCGGGTGGTTCCGAAAATCTTGGAGGTGCGCCTTGGCGGCCATATCAAAGAAGGCGTCGCGCTCGAAACTTATGCGGTGCCAATGGTCGGCGAACTGATTATGGATCAGAAGGAATATCCCATCACGGATAAAATCGTGGAGGATATTGTGTACGACTATCTGGCGTCGCGCGGCGTCGAGTTCAACGACAACTTCGCCTTCACGGATTACCATCTCCAGATTGACCCGGTGTATCCGGTTCAGTTGCGAACCAATCCGCGAGGAACAGAGCGTGTATTCGCCCGGGCGACACAGCGGGCCGGAGATGTACTGTATCAAAACATCCGCATCTACTTCGACAAGGACGATCAAAGCGTTGTGTTGAAGCCAATTCCTCAGCATGGTAGCCCGATCTGCATCAAGAACGCCGCTGGAGTACAATTGCGGCAGGTACATTTCCGAGATGATCTTGGGCACCCAACGCTGACGAATATGGAGGAGCCGCTGGTTGAACATCAGCGCTACCTGTTCCTGCAATACACCGGCATCGACCCGAGAACGTTGGAAGTATATGCGCCGAACGGTGAAGGGTGGGCGCAGGTTGAAGATGTGCAATTGATCGAGAACCGAGTGGTTTTGCCGAGCTATTTCCCGTCCGGCACCAAGTTCCGCGTGTTGTACAAACTGAAGGATTCCTTCTATGTGCATTACAACTACGCACCGCTGGAGGATTACTGCCAGATTAAAGTGCATACGTCGTTCGATCCGAACAACGATGCGACCCGGTATCTGGACATCAAATACGAGGTCAACAAGGAGACGGCGTATTATCTGGCGAAGGAAGTAGACCTAAACCCGCTTCGGAGCAAGATCAACAGCGGCTTTATCTACCTGACCGATACGGTTTATCCGCCGTTTACGCTCGATGTGCAGTTCAATCCGAACACGTTGTACAAGGGCTCGGAGGACAAGGTCATCATCAACGCCATCATTCTCGACGAGTTCGGCAACCCGGTTGTCGGAGAAAAAGCCGATTTCAGTTGCAACGTGGGAAGCATCCAAGTGCTGAAGCGCATCAGCGACCAGAACGGTATGGTAACGGCGCTGTATATCGCGCCGAAATCAACAAAGCTCTCGAAGGCAACGATCAATATCAGCGTTATCTCCCGCGACGTTTCCAAGCAAATCTCAAAGACCGTGGAGGTTTTCTTCGTAGAACCATACTCGGTCAACAAAATCGCCATTTTGCCGGAAAAGAATATGGTCGAGCTTGGAGATGTTGTACAATTGAAAGTAAAGGTGATGGGCGCAAACAACGAGCCGCTGGCGGGCCGCAACGTGCAGATGTACACCGATCAAGGCGTTCTTGAACCGGAGATCGGAACGACGGATGAGCGCGGAGAATTGCAGGTTCAGTACACCTATCAGCCGAGCGACCGGCGCAATATTGTCGTCTTGTCGCAGGATACGGTGGTCGAACCGGTAGCGGGCCTGAACTTCACAGCGGAGTTCGAGTTTGTGAACCGTCGCCTTGAAACAGACTCCACAGACGGTTACGTCTTGATTGAGGCTGAAACGTATGACAACAATCTTCAGCCGATTCGGGAGCAAATCCTGTTGGGTGTAAGTGGGGTGTAGCCATGTTTCTGCCAACAAAAGCCCACATCAAAGAAATTACGGAAGGCCAATACCGAATCCGGCTCGGAAACCGCGTCCCAAAGGACGCGGTCAACCTGGCCTATGCACACATCCCGGCTGTCAACAGCCGGGAGAATGTGCTTATAACCGATCTTTCCAATACAATCATGGAAAATACGCGGAACGCCCAAATCGGCGACATCTTCATGCACCCGGACAATTCCCTCCTGCTGGCGACAGAGGATGGCCGCATGGAACTGCCGACGACGGATGTTCTGATCACGAACATTTTTCAGGGTGAAACGCCGCTATATTATGCCCAAGTGCTGACGTATTGGCATTACGACAAGATGGGGCCGGACGAGTACGGGATGTATCAGGGCACCGGCATTACGATTGTAGACCGGTTTGGCAAACCGATTGATCGCCCGTACCGGGTGCAATTGATTGAGGAGCCGAACCATAAGAACCTGTACAAAATCATCGTGTTCACCTCGTTCAAAGACAGCGAGAGCGATACATACAGCGTCGTGTACAACGCCGTCAACGTTTTGCCTGACGGGCGCACAGAAACATTCGCCGGATACCGGGAATCGCTGAACCTGCACAGGGCGTTCACCCGGCTTGACGATATGGTGAAGATTCTCGATCAGGTGCGTCGCCGGGACAATTCGCCAACGTACTATCAGGCCAACGGCACGCATCCGGCTTACAGCAAATTCTACGTGCCGACGCCGCCGATTGACGACACCCGAAAACCGGAGTTCTTCCGGTATCAGGTTGGTCTTGAGATCGAGATCAAAGGCGAAAAGCACATCTTCACGACGCCGTGGTATTCGGACAACGTCTTCAATATCAACTCGTTGACTGTCGAAGAACGCAACGAATACGTGAACGGCAACAAACTCCTCACGTCCACAACGGCAGAGGAGATCATGAAATACTTCGCGGACAAGGATTTCTTCTATGATGTCCGGGCCAAGAAGAAATACTTTGTCATTTCTGACAACGATGTGGTGAAAGTCTTTACCCGACTGGACGGTTCATCGCCGGTGTACGCGACGACAAACGTCTCCGGTGTTCAGCGGATTCGGATCCCGATGAACGCCCGCAGGAGTCAATCCCCTATCGAGGAAACCGGAAAGCTGAAGTTTCGCATCCGGCCTCTCAAGGGCGTTCCGAACACGGTTGCGAACATCAGCTTCGTTATTGACGCCAGCAATTCGATTAAGCGATACGACTCCGACAAAAGCCAGCGGTCGATCATTATCCGGGATATCGTAAACTCGGCCCGCAACTTCCATCCCGAATTTGCCGTAAACGGATTTGCCTATAACTATACGGTGAATCCGTTCCAAGAAGAAATGATCGGAGATTCCGAAGCGTTAATTCAGAAGTTCTTGAAGGATGTGGAGGACTCCGACATCACATACCCGTTTCCGGCCATCGACGCGGCCATCGAGAAGCTGGATAAGATCCCGGAGAAATTCAATCGAGTCTCCACCGAGATAACGAACTTGAAATTCTTGGTGCTGGTAACAGACGGGCGGTACGAATCGTTCGGGGCGCTTGAGGAGAAGATCATCGAGGCCAAAAACAAAAAGATCAGCCTGTGTGTTGTGACTTTCAGCAACTACGAGCAGATCCGGGAAGTTTGCGAGCGCAATCAGACGCTCGCCGTTGACGCGCTGTCGCCGCGCATCGGAACGTTCCTGCGTTACTTCTTCTTTGATCTCGCAGGGCTTCAGGAATCCTTCGACCTTGGCAACACGATCAACTTCACGATCAGCCCGGACGAAGGCGACAAGGAAGTAGCGGTGATGGAGTATGACACCTTCAGCATTCCGCAAAAATACCTGAACGACAAATACCGGTACGGAATCGAAGTGCAACTGGAAGCGCACGCGGCGATCTCCATCTACATCAAGGACAAGCCTGTTGACCGGATTCTTGCCACCTACAACAGCGGCAACATCATTCCGATCAACTACATGGATGTGGAGAACGTCTACCATGTGATCGCGACTTCAAAGTATTACGCCTACAAGTTCAATCACACGTATGCGCTTCGATTGAACGACAACCAGCAAATTCAGGTGTTGCCGCCGCGCGAAATAGAGTCCCGGTATAGTTGGTATCTCCGCATCAAAAACGGTCGGTTTGAACGGAATGTTGTTGAGGATGATAAGGTCGTTACCTACTGCTATTCCATCCCGGAATACTACCGCCAAGGGTTCATTCCTCAACTCGGTGTGCCGTATGTGCAGGTGCAAAAGGAAAAGCCGCGCATCCTGAATGACAGCCAAATCAAAGTGATGTACACACCGTTGTATATCGAGTTCGACGGCGAGAAAGTTCTGAATGCAACGGTGCGCGTTAACGGCAAACCCATCAACATCAGGTCGTGGAGTACCTTCGACGGCGTGTTTGAGCTTGATGGCAAAATCACGCAGAACGACAATATCGAAGTGTACTATCAGTACGAGGAAGAAGCGTATGTGTACCGGGGGTATTATGACGAACAATCCGGTCGGTTCTGGAGCCTTGATCTGAATCCGACGGCGGGCCACTATGTTACCATCCGGGACAAATACGACGGCACGGTCAAAGACTTGCCGAGCTTCTGGTTGATTAACGAAACCATCTACCTGTATCTGCGGCCAACGATGAAGATGGTGCCAACAGATAACGGATACGAGATTCAGGGTATCCAGAAAGCAACGCTGTTTCATGCCTTCGAGAAGGTCGATGAACCGAACGTATTGCTGATTGCCAAGATTCACGTCCGGCCAAACTCCAACCGAGAGAGCATTCGATTCCTCGATACCCGGATGCGCGGCGGCGGGCTGAAGCCGGAGATCAACGAAGCAATCATGCGTGAGTTCGAGAGCGAATCGTTCTTCTATTGGGATATCGGCAGTTGGGATGGAAAGCCGTATTCGGAAAACGCCGTGGCCGTATTCCGCATCACGCGGAAGGTACTGAAAGAGTACGGCGGGCGGTTCACAAAATCCGAAGTCGAGGAAAAGCTGGCGAAGCATCTTGGTTACGGCATCCTGCCGATTATCGAGTTCATCGAAGACTCCGACGAGCTTCTGTCGATTCCCGAAGACCTTGTGGTCGAAGTGATCGACGTTGAAGATAACGTGGATGTCGCTGTGGAACGTCCGACGTTCAGTCTGTCAGTAGTGGAGGGGTAATATGGCACGCCGAGTTGTATTGCATATCGACAAACATGTCCATATCAATGACGTAACGTTCGAGATTTACCGCTCGACGGACGCGGACATTGCCAAAAACGGCAAGCTGATCGCCACGATCTTTGAGCCGTCCGCGTTCAAAACAACGCACCGGGCGGATGCCGAACAACTCGTCAGGGATACGGAAACGCCGTACGCCTTCCATGTTTCCCGTCACTTTGATGAGGATCCGTTCCCCGAAGTGTTCGTCGGCGACACAGCGGTATTGCCTCGCGATGTTTTGTTGTTCTCGAACGAGAAGATGATCGAAATCCACAATGGCGATCTTGGTCTTGCCGATGGCCGCAACGTCTACATGTCCTACAATTATCAGGCCATCGACTTCAAGGATGATTACGGAGCCCAAAGCGGAGTCTCTTATGTCGGCCCTCCGGCCACCGGGCTCCGGCTTCCTATCCGGGTTCAGCTTTCGTACAACTATACGACTCGGCAGATCGAGATCCATTATCTGAACGATCCGCTTCCGATGCTTTATTTCTACCGGATTCGGGCCAAAGACTCCGACGGCAACTATTCGCCATACTCCGTAACGAAAAGCATCGAGCTTATACAGGATCCTGCGGAGGTTTTCTTCCGCATCGAACGGTCGAAAGATCGCGTCACATGGGAGCCCGTTGCATTCAGTAACATGATCGACTGGTATGACGATCCAATCCTCATTGACCCGCCGACCAACGTGCGAAATCTCTCGATCACGCCGCTGTCGTCCAAAGAGGCGCTGATTGAGTTCGACAATCCGTGGTTCTATTGGCAGGAGTACGAGCGGTCGAGCTATTGGTATCGGATACGTACAGAAGACATCACCGG